ATCTCTTATTGATACTACTGAATATTCTGCATCTATATTTGCTTTAGATTATTTAAAAGTATTATCAAATCAAATTATAAAAAATCAATCTGTAACTGGTTCTACCGATTCACCTCTATTATTTCAAAGTGGAGTTACACAATCTGTATTAAGTTCATTTACAAACGGAACACAATCAGGAATATCAGCATCTATATATGTTGTGAATTCTTTAGTAGATGTAATTAAAAAAACTATTGAAGCTCCTGTATTAGTAGAGCAAGCTGCTGTAAGATTGGTGACAAACGTAACAATACCACCAGCAGATTCATTATCTCCTGTTGTTTCTGGTAAATTGGTGTTAGAAGAAACATATGGTTTTATAGTATCAGGCTCAACTGAATTAACTGTAGTCCTTTCTTTGCTAGAGAGTGCGAATGAATAACGATAATATTATAGATTAATATTTATAGTAGAAATTTCATATTTATAACAAAGCTAGCAGTAACTAATGGCAATAAGTAATCTTTTAACAGGTAGGGTAAGGGTAGTATCGCCTAAAAATGTAACATCCGATAGGTATCAATTCTTAGATTTATCTCAAGCAGAACCAAATTTAGGTGTTCCTCCATTTTCAGCCTCATTATTAACCAATCCTGCTATAATAGTTTCGGATGACCAAGGTAATAGAGGATTTGCAAAAAAGTTATTTTTAGAAGAATTTAGTGGGTCTTTCTCTGGCTCATTTCAAGGAGATGGTAGCCAATTAACAAATGTACCATCTGTCATAGCTCCATTTATAGCATCTGGTTCATTTACCGCATCCTTTGGTGATAATGGTTTAAATGTAAACACAAATACCGCAGTAAGTGGTAATTTGAGTATATTGGGCGACGCTAATGTTGCTGGAAATCTTTATGTTAGTAAATCAATATTTGCTGACCAACTTATTGTTAATATAATTTCTTCTTCTGTAATTTATTCATCTGGTTCAAATATATTTGGTGATGAACTAACCGATGTTCAACAATTTACAGGTTCAGTAGAAGTTAGAGATAGAATTGGTGTAAACCAAATTACAGGTTCTTCTATATCTGCATCATTTACTGGTTCATTTTTTGGAGATGGTACTAATTTATTTAATTTACCACAAGCTACAAGATTAGCAACAGGTTCTATAACAGCATCGGTATCACCTGAAGATGGGTTTAAAGTATTATCGGTTGTAAGTGGTTCAACATTTACTGGTTCTCTTTTTGTAAGTGGAAATATAAACATTCCATCTGGAAGTGGATTTTTTAGTGGAAGTGGTGAGGGGTTATTTAACATTCCCCTTTCAGCACTTAATATTGATTCTTTAGTAGCAACTAAAATAGCTAGTGGTAGTGTGACTGCATCAGTAGCACCTGATACAGGATTAATAGTAGTATCTAAAGAATTTGGTTCTCAATTTACTGGTTCTATTAATATAAGTGGTAGTATATCCGCATCAATGTTTACTGGTAGTGGTAGGGGATTGTTTGATATTCCACAATCAGCGCTATCAGAAGATGCAACTTTAATAGCAAGTGGTAGTGTAACTGCATCCGTAACTCCACAATTTGGATTTAGAGTAATATCCGCTGAAATTGGTTCTCAATTTACTGGGTCACTATTTGTAAGTGGAGGAAATATAAGAGTTGAGACTGGTTCATTCTTTAGTGGTAGTGGTAAGGGATTATCTGATATCCCTCGTTCAGCATTAGCACCCGATGCGTTATTAAGTACTTTAATAATTAGTGGAAGTGTAACTGCTTCTGTAAATCCTGAATATGGTTTTAGAGTTGAATCCGCATTAAGTGGCTCTGAATTTACCGGTAGTGTTGATATTAGTGGTAGTATATCTGCATCATTATTTGTTGGAGATGGTAGTGGATTATTTAATTTACCAGCATTAACAGCAACTTTAATATCCAGTGGTTCTGCAACGGCATCAATTTCTCCCGATAGAGGTCTTTCTGTAAATACTTTTGCACAATTTGATTTTTCTGTATCCGCATCAATGTTTAGTGGTAGTGGTAAAGGATTGTTTGATATTCCATTATCTGCATTAGCAGAACAAGTAGCACAAGCAGTAAAAATAGCAACAGGATCTGTAACAGCATCTGTATCTCCAAATTTTGGATTTACAGTAATATCAAATGAAGTTGGTTCGCAATTTACAGGTAGTTTAAGAATATCTGGATCTGTATCAATTTCGTCTGGGTCATCATTTAGTGGTAGTGGTAAAAATCTATTTGATATACCAGAATCAGCATTATCGTTTTTCCCAAATAAAATAGTAAGTGGTAGTGTAACCGCATCTGTATTACCTGATTTTGGATTTAGAGTTGAATCTGTTTTAAAAGGTTCTGAATTTACAGGAAGTGTTAGAGTTAGCGGAAGTGTTACAATAAATACTGGTTCTTTTTTTGTAGGAGATGGTAGATTCCTTAATAATATTACTCTTGCCAATTTATCAATAGATTCAACTAAAATATTTAGTGGTAGTGTAACAGCATCTGTAAGTCCTGATGGTGGATTTGTAGTAACTTCAAAAAGTGGTTCATATTTTTCCGGCATAGTAACTGCCGTATCTGGTGAATCGTTCTTTAGCGGAAGTGGAGAAGGATTAGTTAATATTCCGGAATCTGCTTTAGCATTTCAAATTAATAAAATAACAAGCGGTTCAGCCACTGCATCAATTTCACCTGAAGCCGGATTTGTAGTTAATACATTCTCAACTATAAGTGGTAGTTTAATAGTATCATCATCTGCAATATTAATACCAACAGCTTCAATAGATACAATAATAAATGTCACTAATACAGCATCATCACTATATAATATTAATGGCGTACCAAATGCATTAATAACATTAGTAAGAGGTTTAACATATACCTTTAATGTAAATGCAGTTGGACATCCATTTTATATCAAAACAGTAAATTCAACTGGTACTGGAAATGCATATAATGATGGAGTAACTAATAATGGTGAAGATAGTGGTACAATAATATTTGTAGTACCTGCTAATGCACCTGATACACTTTATTATAATTGCCAAAACCATTCGGCAATGGCGGGCATTATTAATGTTGTTGATGATATATATAAACCTGCACAAATTAAATTTATAGGAGAAACTTCTGTAATTGGAAATGTAACTGCATCTATGTATTCTGGTTCTGGTAGAGGTTTATTTGATATACCACAATCATCATTATCATCTGAAGTATTTAGATTAGTAACTGGAAGTATTACTGCATCTGTAACTCCACAATTTGGATTTAAAGTAGAATCATTGGGAAGTGGTTCTCAATTTACTGGTTCAGTTTCTATAAGTGGCTCTTTAACTGTATTATCCGGCTCTGTATTATTAAAAGAAGCAACTGGTTCATTTAGTGGTTCGTTTGAAGGTGATGGTAGTAGATTGAAAAATTTAACTATCCCACCAACAATATCATTTATAATAGGAAGTGGTAGCGCAACTGCATCAGCTACACCTGATTTTGGATTTAAAGTTGTTACTGATGCAACTGGGTCTTCATTTGGTTCTAGGTTTACTGGTTCTATTGATGTTAGTGGTAGTGTACAAGCCTTTTCATTTATTGGAGATGGTTCTCAATTAACAAATGTAATTGCCGAAGCTGCAACAAAAATACTATCTGGGTCAGTTACGGCATCTGTATCTCCTAATTTTGGATTTAAAGTAGACTCATCACAAATTGGTTCTCAATTTACTGGTTCTATTAATGTTACTGGTAGTATATTCATACCAAGTGGTAGTGGGTTTTTTAGTGGTAGTGGTAAGGGATTATTTGATATACCATTATCAGCATTTACAGGAGATGCATCTAGAATAGCTAGCGGTAGTGTAACTGCATCTGTATCTCCGAATTTTGGATTTAAAGTAACATCGTTAATAAGTGGTTCTCAATTAACTGGTTCAGTAAAGGTTAGCGGGTCATTGACAGTTAGTGAATTCTTTATTGGAGATGGTAGATTTTTAACAAATGTACCTGCAGCCGAAAGTGCAAAAATAGTATCTGGGTCTGTTACGGCATCTGTATCACCCAATCGTGGGTTTTTAGTAACATCAGTAGTAAGTGGTTCTACATTTACTGGAAGTTTATTTGTAAGTGGAAATATTACAATACCATCTGGAAGTGGATTTTTTAGTGGAAGCGGTGAGGCATTATTTAATATTCCTAGGTCAGCTTTAAATGATGATGCACTAACTTCTGCAGAAATTAAATCTGGTTCAGTTACGGCATCTGTATCTCCTAATTTTGGATTTAGAGTAATATCGGCTGAAATAGGTTCTCAATTTACTGGGTCACTATTTGTAAGTGGGGGAAATATAAGAGCAGCAAGTGGTTCATTCTTTAGTGGTAGTGGTAGAGGATTATCTGATATTCCGGAATCTGCTTTATCATTTTCACCAAATAGAATTTCAAGTGGTAGTGTAACTGCATCTGTATCTCCTAATTTTGGATTTAGAGTACAATCTTCTTTAATTGGTTCTCAATTTACAGGTTCTTTATTTGTAACTGGTGGAAATATAAGAGTAGCAACTGGTTCATTTTTTAGTGGTAGTGGAGCTGGATTGAGTGATATTCCGGAATCAGCATTATCATTTAAAATTAATAGAATTGCAAGTGGTTCTGTGACGGCATCAATATCACCTGATTTTGGATTAACAGTAAATACATTTTCTACAATTAGTGGTAGTTTTATAGCATCATCATCAGCTAGAATAATACCGGATTATGAAATAGATAAGGTATTTATTGTTACTAATAATGAAAGTGGTAACTATAATATTAGTAATACATTAGTAAGTGGTTCAAACCCAACTTTAACTTTAGTTAGAAATGTAGAATATACGTTTAACGTTAATGCATCTGGGCATCCGTTTTGGATTAAAGAAGTAAGTAGCATTGGTACTGGAAACTCATATGATTATTGGGTAACTAATAATGGTGAAGATGTAGGTAATATAACATTTTTAGTTTCAGGAAGTGCACCTGATACACTTTATTATAATTGCCAATTACACTCATCAATGGCAGGCGCAATTAATGTAGTAGATGCATTATATATACCGGCAGAAATAAAATTAATTGGTGAAACAAAAGTTGAAGGAAATGTTACCGCATCAATGTTTAGTGGTAGTGGTAAAGGATTATTTGATATACCAATAGCAGCAATATCCGGAGATACTGTTAGAATAGCTAGTGGTAGTGTAACCGCATCTGTATCACCTGTATTTGGATTTAGAGTAGCATCATTTGATAGCGGCTCTGATTTTAGTGGAAGTATTAGAATAGATTCTTCATCTTTTATATATTCATTAGGAACTTTCTTAAGAGAAATTCCTAGAGCAGCATTGACAGAGGATGCATTAGTATCTTCAGAAATAAAATCAGGTTCGGTAACCGCCTCCGTTAGTCCTGTTTTTGGATTTAAAGTAACAACGCCATTTACATCGTCTGTGAGTGAAAGTTATTTCTTTACGCAAATCGCATCTCAATTTACTGGTTCTATATCTGTGAGTGGAAGTGTTTATATTAATGATAATAGTGGTGGCCTATTTATAGAATCATCATCTTTTATATATGCAGTAGGTACTCATTTAAGAAATATTCCTCGTTCTGCACTAACGGATGATGCATTGATATCTACTGAAATTAAAAGTGGTAGTGTAACGGCATCGGTATCTCCTGATTTTGGATTTAAAGTTATAACCCCATTTACAGGTTCTCAAATAGGTTCTCAATTCACCGGTTCAATTGATGTTAGTGGAAGTGTAAAAGCATTTACATTTATAGGAGATGGTTCTCAATTAACCAATGTTCAAGCGGCAGCAGCACCTTTAATAGCAAGTGGTTCAGCAACAGCATCGGTTCAAAGTGGAGATACATTCATAGTAACAACCGGAGCAACCGGAAGTGGACAGGATGTACAATTTGGTTCTCGTTTTACTGGTTCTATTGATGTAAGTGGTAGTATCAAAGCTCAATTCATATTAGGTGATGGTACTTTTATAACAAACGTACAAGCAGCTGCAGCACCATTCATTGGTAGTGGTTCTGCAACGGCATCGGTTCAAAGTGGTAATAATTTTATAGTAACAACTGGAGCAACTGGTTCTGCTATTGGTTCTAGATTTACTGGTTCAATTGATGTTAGTGGTAGTATTAGAGCATTTTCATTTAGTGGAGATGGTTCTCAATTAACAAATGTAGTAGCAGCGGCATCTCCATTGATAGCAAGTGGTTCGGCAACTGCATCTGTACAAAGTGGAATACAATTAATTGTTACAACTAAAGGTAATTTTTCACCAGTTGGTGCAAATTCTGGTTCATATTATGGTTCTGTATTTACTGGTTCTGTAATTATTAGTGGTTCAATATCATCATCTCGTTATGATGGTGATGGGGGTGGATTATTTAATATCCCAGCATCAGCACTTGAAGATTTACAATTAGATAGAATACAATCTGGTTCTGGTAGAGCAATAATAGACCCAACTAAATTAGATGTAAACGTACCAATAACAGCAGCACTTTATATAGGTGATGGTGGTGGATTATTTAACATTCCTGCGGAAGCATTAGAAGATTTACAATTAGATAGAATCATATCAGGCTCAGTACAAGCGGTAATTTCTCCGAACAAAGGGTTGGAAGTTGGTATTAAAACGAGAATATCTGGTTCATTATCAGTTAGTGGAGCTTTGTTTATAACTGGTGGTAATGTTGTAGTAGAAAGTGGTTCAGCATATTATGGAGATGGTAGTGGATTAACAAATATTAGTATTGCAAATTTATCATTTGAAACATTTATATTAAAGAGTGGTTCTGCAACAGCATCTATTTCTCCTAATAACGGATTTGTAGTTAATACATCTTCATTCTTTTATGGAGAAATGTACGTTCAGGATAAATTAAGAGTTAGTGATGTAACTGCAAGTGGTATTATTAAATCTCAATTATTTACCGGCTCATTCTTAGGAACTTACACATATCAAGGAAATGGACCTACGGCAAGTATTGATTATGATATTTTAAGATTTGACCCAAATAGAGGACATTATATTCCTCAACCTGAAACCTCATTAACCGAAACGGTATCATTTAATAATGTTAGTACATTAACAATTGTACATAATTTGGGAATTAGATACCCAATGGTTCAAGTTTACGCAACTGGTTCAGAAGACCAAATTTTACCAGGTACAATAAAATCAATAGATGATGATACAATTCAAATTCTATTTAGTGGATTGACAAGTGGACATGTAGTAATTGGAAGTGGTGGTTCTTTGATAAACGGAACAATACCAGGAGATAGAGTAATTGGTACAGTCTTATCAGCATCACATGCAGAAGTTGCACAAGTAGCAAATTCACTTGTTGGATTTAATTCTGCATCATTAGCAGCATTGGGTGATTTGACAAATTTTGTAACAAATAATAAAACATCATCAATGGCGGTGTTTAGTGCAGTAAGTTCTTCTTACGCATTAACCGCATCATACGCATTAAATGCAGCACAAGGTAGTGGTACTGAATTATTTATATACCAAACCAGTTCATTAGTAAAAGCACAAGTAGGAAAAATTCATTTTACTGGTTCTGGTGTTGATGTGATATCATCTGGTTCTGATGGGGTATTAGTAAGGATATTAGGTGGTGGTGGCGGCGAGGGTTTTGGTGATTTACTTAGTTCACAAACTTCTTCAATGTTAGTTGGTACTGCATCTTTAGCATTCACCGCATCATACGCTCTTTACGCTTTAAATGCGGAAGGTGTAAATACAGCATCATTCTTACAAGTAAATAAAGATAGTAATATTAACGCTAATTTAACTATTAGTGGTAGTTTAGGTGTAAGTGGTAGTGTGTTAATAAACGCACTTGTTTCTGGTTCATCGGAAGATGTGGTAGTTTGGAATAGTACAACAAAAAAATTAGAAAGAAGAAATATAGCAGGTGTACAAGGTTCATCAGGAACATCTGGAGCTAGTGGTACTGATGGTACATCGGGAACTTCTGGAATATCTGGAAGTAGTGGTTCATCTGGAAGTAGTGGTACATCTGGAAGTAGCGGTTCATCTGGAGTAAGTGGTACATCTGGAAGTAGCGGTTCATCCGGCTCATCCGGAAGTAGTGGTTCATCGGGAAGTAGTGGTACATCAGGAAGTAGTGGTTCATCTGGAAGTAGTGGTACATCTGGAAGTAGCGGTTCATCCGGCTCATCCGGAAGTAGTGGTTCATCCGGAAGTAGTGGTTCAAGTGGTTCAAGTGGTACATCAGGAACTTCTGGAACTTCTGGTACATCGGGAACAACTGGTTCATCTGGAACTTCCGGAAGCAGCGGTAGCAGCGGAAGCAGCGGAAGTAGCGGAAGCAGCGGCTCAAGCGGTTCAAGTGGTTCAAGCGGTACGTCAGGAACTTCTGGAACATCAGGAACATCTGGAACATCAGGAACATCTGGAACATCAGGAACTTCTGGGAGTACGGGTTCATCTGGTTCATCGGGAAGTAGTGGTTCAAGTGGTTCATCTGGTTCATCGGGAACTTCTGGAACATCAGGAACTTCTGGTTCATCTGGAAGTAGTGGTTCAAGCGGTACTGGTGGTTCAAGCGGTTCAAGCGGAACAAGCGGAACAAGCGGAACAAGCGGAACAAGCGGAACGTCAGGTTCTTCCGGTACAGTAGGAACATCAGGAACTTCTGGAACAAGCGGTACTTCTGGAACAAGTGGTAGTGGTGGTTCGGCAGGTTCATCTGGTTCATCGGGAACTTCTGGTACATCTGGAACATCTGGTAGTAGTGGTACAGCAGGAACTTCTGGTTCAGCAGGTTTTACAGGAACTTCTGGAACAAGCGGTACATCGGGAACTTCTGGAAGTAGTGGTACATCTGGAACAAGTGGAAGTGGAGGTTCAGCAGGAACTTCTGGAACTTCTGGTTCGGCAGGTTTATCAGGAACTTCTGGAAGTAGCGGTACATCTGGCTCATCTGGAACAAGTGGTATATCAGGAACAAGCGGAACATCAGGAACAAGTGGAAGTAATGGAACATCTGGAACTAGCGGAAGTAGTGGTACTGCCGGTTCATCTGGTACATCTGGAAGTAGTGGTTCATCCGGAAGTAGTGGAAGTAGTGGTTCATCCGGAAGTAGCGGTACATCAGGAAGTAGTGGTTCATCGGGAACAACTGGGTCTTCTGGTACATCAGGAACAAGCGGTACATCAGGAAGTAGTGGTACTGCAGGTTCATCCGGCTCTTCTGGGACTAGTGGTACAAGCGGAACATCTGGAACGGCTGGTACATCAGGAACTTCTGGAAGTGATGGTACATCTGGAAGTAGTGGAACAAGCGGTTCATCTGGCTCTTCTGGGACTAGTGGTACAAGCGGAATTGATGGTACTTCTGGAACAAGCGGTACAAGTGGTACAAGCGGCTCAAGTGGAAGTACGGGAACAAACGGAACATCGGGAAGTAGTGGAAGTAGTGGTATATCGGGAACTAGTGGTACGAGTGGAAGTAATGGTACAAGCGGTTCAAGCGGAAGTACGGGAACAGATGGTACAAGCGGAACTTCTGGTACAAGCGGAACAAGTGGAACATCGGGTACTTCTGGCACAAGCGGTAGTAATGGTACATCTGGTAGTAGTGGGTCATCAGGAAGTACGGGTTCAAGCGGAACATCAGCAGAAGGTTCATCAGGAACAAGCGGTACGAGTGGAAGTAATGGTACAAGCGGCTCAAGTGGAAGTACGGGAACGGATGGAACAAGCGGAACTTCTGGTACAAGCGGCACCAGCGGAATAAGTGGAACATCGGGTACTTCTGGCACAAGCGGTAGTGATGGTACATCTGGAAGTAGTGGTTCATCTGGAAGTACGGGTTCAAGCGGAACATCAGCAGAAGGAACATCAGGAACAAGTGGTACATCAGGAATTTCCGGAACATCTGGAACATCTGGTACAAGCGGAATAAGTGGAAGTGATGGAACTAGTGGTACATCTGGACAAGATGGAACATTATTTGGAAGTAGTGGTACAAGCGGAACTTCTGGGACTAGTGGAACTTCTGGTACATCAGGAACATCAGGAACATCTGGATTAGATGGAACATTATTTGGAAGTAGTGGTACATCGGGAACAAGCGGAAGTAGTGGTACTAGTGGAACATCAGGAACATCAGGTAGCACAGGTACAGATGGAACATCTGGAACAAGCGGAATAAGTGGTACGAGTGGCACAAGTGGAACATCAGGAAGCGATGGTACATCTGGTTCATCTGGAACTTCTGGAACATCTGGAGTAAGTGGAACATCTGGAACTTCTGGACAAGATGGAACTTTATTTGGAAGTAGTGGTACATCTGGAGAAAGTGGTACATCAGGAACTTCTGGTATAAGCGGTAGTGATGGAACAAGTGGTACATCTGGAACATCTGGATTAGATGGAACATTATTTGGAAGTAGTGGAACATCGGGAGTTAGTGGAAGTAGTGGAACATCGGGAGTTAGTGGTTCATCAGGAACTTCTGGCACAAGCGGTACATCGGGAACAAGCGGATTAGATGGAACTTTATTTGGTTCATCAGGTACATCGGGAACTTCTGGAACATCCGGAACTTCTGGAACATCAGGAACGTCTGGAGCAAGTGGTAGTAATGGTACATCTGGTACTTCTGGACAAGATGGAACTTTATTTGGTTCATCTGGAACATCTGGAACAAGCGGAGCAAGTGGTTCATCGGGAACGTCTGGTACATCGGGAACGTCAGGAACGTCAGGTATATCTGGAACTTCTGGACAAGATGGAACTTTATTTGGAAGTAGTGGTACAAGTGGTTCAAATGGACCAGCTGGTACGCAAGGCTCAGATGGAACAAGCGGTACAAGTGGTACAAACGCACCTGGTATAACTTCTGGAACATCAGGAACTTCTGGAATAAGTGGTACTGATGGAAGTGCTGGAACTTCTGGTACAAATGCACCGGGATTTTCATCTGGAACAAGTGGTACAAGTGGTATAAGTGGTACAAATGGAAGTGGTGGAACTTCTGGTACAAATGCACCTGGTATAACTTCTGGAACATCAGGAACTTCTGGAATAAGTGGTACTGATGGAAGTGCTGGAACTTCTGGTACAAATGCACCAGGATTTTCTTCTGGAACAAGCGGTACAAGTGGTATAAGTGGTACAAATGGAAGTGGTGGAACTTCTGGTACAAATGCACCAGGATTTTCATCTGGAACATCAGGAACATCGGGACTTCAATTAGTTGGTACAACTAATAATGGTTTACTTACATATATTGATTCACCTATTGGAGCGGCAGTTGAAAGTAATTTAATTTTTGATGGTACTACTTTATCAGTAACAGGTAATGTAGCATCAACAACATATAGAGAAACATATTCTGATTTAGGAACTGGTGGTAGTGCAACATTAGACCTATCAACCGCAAATAATTTCAGAAGACAATTTAATGGTACAGCAACACTTACATACACAAATCCACCAGCATCAAATGCATTTGGATTTACTTTAGTAGTTGTAAATGCTGGGGCTTTTTCTATAACATGGCCAGCTAGCATTGATTGGGCAGGTGGTACTGCTCCTATATTGACATCGTCTGGAGTAGATGTTTTAACATTCTATACTTATAATGCAGGTGTTACATATTATGGATTTGTAACCGGTAAAAATTTAAGTTAATAAAGTTATGAGTATATTTAGAAGATTAGTAGAATCGGATTCATCACAAGCTTTCCCATTTGTATTTAAAGTAACAACTACCTCAGTAAATACGGTATTTACTTGCCCTTTAATAGATTATGGCGGATTAACACCATCTTTAATAATTAGTTGGGGAGATGGTGGAGCAAATTCACCTTTAATAACGGCATCCAATTCAGTAAATAGAATTCACACATACGCATCAGCAGGAACTTATACAATAACTATTAGTGGGTTTATGCCAGGATTTACAGTAAATAATAATTCCGCAATTAGAACTCTTATAACTGAATTAGTTCAATGGGGAATTGTTGGATTACGAAGTGTAAATTTTTATGGTTGTTCAAACTTAACAGCAATACCTGGCAGCGCATCATTAAGTGCAGTTGGTGGGTATACTGGTTTAGATGAGGTAGTTTCTTTTTCTAATTTTATGAATGGTACTAGAATAACATCAATTCCAGCTGATATTTTTGATTATTCGCCAAACGCAACAACATTTAGTAGTGCCTTTGCATCAATAACAACAATAACAACAATACCAACTGGATTATTTGATAATGTTCCTTTAGCAACATCGTTTGCATCTTGTTTCTTTGCATGCCAAGCTCTAACAACAGTACCATTAACATTATTTGACCAAAATGTAAATGTGACTAGTTTTTCTGGAACATTTAGAAATTCTAGAGCAATAGTTGATGTTTTACAATTTACATATAATACAGCAGTAACAACTTTTAGTAATGTATATAATATGAGTTCTACTACAAATGCTTTAACAGGTACTGCTCCTGAATTGTGGAACAGAGTACCAGCACCAGCTGGAACTGATGCATTTAATAATTGTAGTGGATTAACAAATTTTGCATCAATACCTATAAACTTTAAATAATATGTACTTAAGAATTATAAACGATACGATTAATTATCCATATACTATTAATGAATTAAGAGATTCATATCCAAACACAAGCTTACCATTTGAATTAACAGATGCATCATTAGTAGAATGGGATATGTATGTAGTACAACCAACTCCAATGCCGGTTGATTACACAAAAAATATTACGGAAGGAACTCCTACTTTAATTGATGGGGTTTATTATAAAAGCTGGGTAGAAACTGATGCTACCTCTGCAGAAATTTCTTATAGAGTAGAAAATCAATGGGAAACAATCCGAATTCAACGAAACGAATTATTGACAGAATGTGATTGGACACAATTAGCAGATATCCCATCTGAAACAAAAGAAGCTTGGACAATATATAGACAAGCATTACGAAATATTACAACACAATCAAGTCCATTTAGTATTAATTGGCCTGTGAAACCTTAAAAGGAAAATAGTTTATATTTATACCTATAACAAAAGTATATAGATATAGATGATTATACATAGTCCCATATTTTCAGGTTCAATTACACAAGCTTCATCTGCGTACGCAAATTTAAGTGGTTCATTTACTGGTTCATTTACTGGTTCATTTAAAGGTATAATCAATGTGTCACAAGCAGATTTTGATTATCTTAATGTAAATCAAAGATTGTATGTAAGTAGCTCTCAAATTATTACAGGTTCAATATATTTAACGCAGGGTGGATATTTGGTAGATGGGGTAAACGTATTAGACTCAGCAATAGCTTTTGCGATAGCATTAGGATAAAAATAAAAAAGAAATGGCAAATACATTTAAAAATAGTATAACGGGTTCAATAGGAACATCAGGTGTTAAAGTATATGAATCACCAGCAGGAACTGCGGCAACAATAATTGGTGTCAATGTAGCAAATGCAGCAGCACAAAATATTTCGGTAAGTGTAATGATGAGAGATGTATCAGGAAATAAATGTGTATATTTGGTAAAAGATGCTTTGGTAATACAAGGTAGTTCAAATATAATGGTGGGTGGTGAACAAAAAATTGTATTGGAAGCTACGGATTTTCTTTCGGTGACATCTTCGTTAGCAAATTCGGCAGATGTAATTGTTTCGGTATTGGAGTTGACATAATAAAAAAGATATATTAAATGGAGTTTAACGGTAAAAGTCCTAATGGTTTAAATCAGACTAGTGTAGATAGTGTATCACTTTTTGTGAGCGGAGCATCTATATTAAATGCTTCATCAGAATCGGTAAATGTTGTAGGAAACTTTACTGCTTCTAAAATACAAACGGATGAAATCGATTCATTTGGTACTAATCCGTTACAAATAAAAGCAAACACACAAATTAGTGGGTCGGCCAACATTTCATCATCAATATCAGCATCTTTATTTAGAGGAGATGGTGGTGGATTATTTAATATTAGTGCAACAGCTCTTGGAGATTTAGATAGATTAAAATCAGGTTCAGCAACAGCAATAATTTCTCCAAATAAAGGATTAGTAGTAAATACTGATTTAACTGTAGCTGGAAAAATAAATACAACTGAATTATTTGCAACATATATATCATCATCAATAATCTACGCAAGTGGAAGTAACAAATTCGGTGATGCACAAAATGATAAGCAAGAATTTACTGGAAGTGTAGGAATTACTGGTTCATTGTTTATAGCAGGATTATCAGCAGATGCATCAAATGAAGTTTTAGTTATTAATGCAACAACTGGAAAAATAGGAACTAAATTTGCAGCAGCATCATCAGGAACATCTGGTACATCAGGAACATCTGGTACATCAGGAACTAGTGGAACTTCTGGAAGTACAGGTTCATCAGGAACTTCTGGTAGTAGTGGAACATCAGGAACTTCTGGAACTAGTGGAACATCTGGAAGTAGTGGCTCATCGGGAACTTCCGGAACATCAGGCTCAGCTGGAACATCAGGCTCATCTGGAACTTCTGGAACTCGTGGCACATCTGGAACATCAGGCACAAGTGGTAGTAGTGGAACAAGCGGTTCATCAGGAACTTCTGGTACAAGTGGTACAAGTGGTAGTAGTGGTACATCTGGGGTAAGTGGTACATCAGGAACTTCTGGAATAAGTGGCACAAGTGGAACATCTGGAAGTAGTGGTACATCGGGAACTTCTGGTACTTCGGGAATATCTGGAAGTAGTGGTAAAGATGGAACTTCCGGAACATCAGGAATAAGTGGTTCAGCTGGAAGTAGTGGAACATCGGGAACTTCTGGTACAAGTGGTACATCAGGAGTAAGTGGTACATCGGGAATATCTGGTTCATCTGGTACATCTGGAATAAGTGGAACAAATGGAAGTGCTGGTACATCGGGAATATCTGGTTCAAGCGGTTCATCAGGAACTTCTGGTACATCGGGAACTTCTGGAACTTCTGGAACTTCTGGTACATCCGGTTTAACAGGAGCTGGTGGAGGTTCTGGTACTGCAGGAAGTGGTGGTTCATCTGGAAGTAGTGGTACAAGCGGTACAAGTGGAACATCAGGAACTTCTGGTACATCAGGAACTACGGCAACGGCTGGAAGTGGAGGTACTGCTGGTACTGCAGGAACTTCGGGAACATCCGGTACATCGGGAACTTCTGGTAGTACGGGTTCATCAGGAACTTCTGGTACAAGTGGTTCATCGGGAACTTCTGGTACATCAGGAACAAGTGGAGCAACAGGTTCTACGGGTAGCGCAGGTTCATCGGGAATTAGCGGAACATCTGGCACAAGCGGAACATCTGGCACAAGTGGAACATCGGGAACATCTGGTACATCAGGAGTAAGTGGTTCAGCTGGAAGTAGTGGAACATCAGGAACATCTGGTACATCAGGAGTAAGTGGTTCGGCTGGTACATCAGGAGTAAGTGGCTCAGCTGGAAGTAGTGGAACATCGGGAACATCTGGTACATCAGGAGTAAGTGGTTCAGCTGGAAGTAGTGGAACATCAGGAACATCTGGTACATCAGGAACATCTGGAACAAGCGGTTCTGCTGGTAGTGGTGGTTCATCGGGAACGTCTGGTACATCAGGAACTTCTGGTACAAGCGGTTCTGCTGGTAGTGGTGGTACAGCCGGTACATCGGGAACTTCTGGAACTTCTGGTACAAGCGGTTCATCGGGAACTTCTGGAACATCAGGAACAAGCGGTTCATCGGGAACATCTGGAAGTAGTGGCACATCAGGAACTTCTGGTACAATGGGAACTGCTGGTAGTGGTGGTTCTTCAGGAACTTCTGGAACAAGCGGAACATCTGGAAGTAGTGGAACATCTGGAACATCTGGCACAAGTGGGTCATCTGGAACTTCAGGAACTTCTGGTACATCCGGAACAAGTGGTTCATCGGGAACTTCTGGTACAAGTGGTACATCAGGAACATCTGGTAGTGGTGGTACATCTGGTACATCTGGTTTATTAGCATTAACTGGTACAACAAATAATGGTGTAATCACATTAAATGGGACAGCTCCTAACGGAACTGTTGAAGCAAATTTAACTTTTGATGGTACTACATTAACTGTAACTGGTAACGCTACAATTAGTGGTGACCTTACTGTAAGTGGTACAACAACATATATTAATACAACAACTCTTAACATAGGTGATAATATTATTACACTTAACGCAGATATTGGAGCAGGAACTGCACCAACTCAAAACGCAGGTATTGAAGTTAAGAGAGGCTCATCCGCAACAAAAGCATTTTATTGGGATGAAGCAGCTGATAGATGGTATGCTGAAGATGGACTTTATGTAGCAGGTAATGTAGTTCTTAGTGGAACTATTGATACTGGTATAGGAGCAACTGAGGTTTATTTAATGGACCAAAATGTTAGAACAACAGATTCTCCTACATTTGGAACACTTAATATAACAAACGCTTCAAACGCAATAAATTTCAGTAATACATCTGAAGCTATATTAGAGCATACTGGAAATTCTACACCTGTTGCATTTGATATGAGAAAGGGTGGAACTTCATTTAGTGATGATGGTGGGTATGGTACATTGCACTTAACAAGAACAAACCATAATAACTCCGCAACATCAGTAGGTTCTAATTTACATTTTAGATTAAAGGATAGTGGTGGTACGATACAAGAGTATGCTGGTATTGGTGGTAGAAAAACTGAAGCTGGTGCAGCTGGAGGCGCATTATATTTTTATCGTTATAATAGAACTGTATTAGGATATTGGGATGCAAACGGATTATATGCATCAACTTTTTATGATTATGATAACTCAGCTTATTATTTAAATCCTGCTAGTACATCTAACTTAAATGCTTTAGTAGCAGGTGGTACAAATAACGGAGCAGTAATTTTCTATCGTTCATCAAATCCATATTCAATTGGAGGAACTGATGCAGTATTAACTGTTTCCGATAGAAGTGGTGCTGACTGGGGTATTTTTGTTGATAAGACTGGATTTGATTATGGTATTTATACAACTGTAGCATCTGGCGCTACTTATGCACTTGCTGTTAATAATGGTAGTAGTTGGGTATGGAGAGTAGATGGAGCTGGTATATTATATTCAAATAGTATATATGCACCACTTTATTATGATAGTGATAACTCAGCATATTATTCAAACCCTGCAGGCAATTCCAATTTAAACGAACTTACAACAAACGGAATATTTACGGCATATGGTACTGGTGCACCATTTATGAAATGGCAAAATACGGCAGCAGCTGGATATCTATTATTAGGATTATACAACGACCAGGGAACACAAAGAGTTTGGTTTGGTTTAGGTGGGAGAACGCAAACATTTGGTTCATATGCAGCATATTCACAGGATGGTTTATCTATGAATTTAGATGGAGCTGGTGCAATTAATATATCAAATAGAGGTACATCTAAAAGAATTAATTTAAATACAGGAGCAGAAGGTAGTTCTAATTTTACAACATTAAGAATAGATAATCAGGGTGTTTATGTAACTCCGGATTCATTAACTGGTGGTATGTATTCACCAATTTATTATGATTCAAACGATACGAATTTTTATTTAGACCCAAATAGTACGTCTAGAGTAAATTCACTTCAAGCTAGAAACTTAGGTGGTGCAACTCTTAACATTGTAAGTACTGATGTTGGTGTGAACGCTACATTAGAAGCAATAACATTTATAGATAATTCAATTGTTCAAGCGCATGCATCAACTGGTAACGGTAATTCTTCAAATTGTTATAACTGGTACACTACTGAATTAATTGATATAAATCCTGAAAAGGATTACGAATTTAGTGTTTGGGTAAGAAGTACAGGTAATGATAACTTATATGTAGGTTGGTATGAGCAAGATGTAAATGGAACTACACTTACATCAAATCCTTACTTTCATACTAACCCAATAAATACCGGTGGAACTTGGATTAAACTTACGCATAAATTAAAAAGTTGGAGAACTCCTTCTGGACAAGCAAATTCAAATGGTGTTGATAGATATGCATCATCAACATCAACATTGGTTGATATTACTAACACAAACGCAGATGGTGTAATGCACTCAAATGCAAGAAGAGTGCACTTAAGATTTGGTACCTGTTATGGTAGTGTAAATGGTAGTAAAACATATTTCTATTTACCTGCAGTTAGAGAAGCATCTTATCAGGATGTTCAACAACAAATAATAATACCTTATTATAATGGTAGTTCATATGGTGGAAAATTAAGATTTGGATATAACGATTGGGGTTATTTTGGAATTGGTATGTATGGTGCTGCTGGAGAATTCCGTATGAGTTCTGATACTGGTGATTTAAACTTAAGAGTAGATGGTTGGGTGATTGCACACAATTCTATGCAAACTCCAATACTTTATGATTTGGACAATACAGCATTTAGAATAGATGGTAATGGTACATCTCGTTTGACAACCCTAACTACCGATGGATATATGGCAGTTGGTATGACTGATACAACTGGATATATGAGTGGTACTAGAGGAGTATCAATATATCATTCAGCAAATCCAGCAGTAGGATTCCGTAACGATAGTAGATACCATTTATGGTATGCTAGTGGTAACAATATGGTCCTATGGAATAATGTTTATGGTGATGTAATGAGAGTTATCAACAACTATACGGAAATGGTTGGTTCGGCAAGAGCACCTATTTTCTATGATTTGGATAATACTGCATATTATGTAGACCCAACTGGTACTACTAATATAAGCATTCTTAATATGAATAATCGTATCATCACAAATAGAAATACAATCTATTTAGCAGGTGATAATGATTACAACCACGCAATTGGTAACTCATTACAAACATTCAATGGTTCAGCTGATGGTGAAACTTTCTATGGTTGGCATTTTATAAACTTGCATGCTAGACAAGTTGGTAGGTCTGGTTTATTAATGCGTGAAAATGGATACATTGGTATAAATAATATTACAAATCCTCAATATGGATTGCATACATCTGGAACATCGTATTCTGATGGTGATAAGAGAGCACCTATATTTTATGATTCAAATGATACAACATACTATATTGACCCTAATACAACTGGTGTATCTGTAAGAGTAGCTGGGCAAATTTGGTCTGGACAATCTAATAGTAGAAGTGGTGATATTGGTTTGGTATTAAATGATGGTTCTGTATTAGTAAGAGCAAGTGGTGATAACTATCATAAAATGTGGTACTATGATGGTATTGCATTTGGAACTAACAGTGCACATGGACACTTCCGTTTTTATGGTGAAACTAATACTCAAAGAAATAATAGTACTGGTGGTGCAAATTTATGGTTTGATATAAACGCAACAAATGGTGTGGCAATATCATATGGTGATATGAGAGCACCTATTTTTTATGACCAAAATAATACGGGATATTATGTAAATCCTGATGGTACAACAAACCTTGTTTATTTAGTTGTTGCAAACGGAAACTCTATTCAACATAATGCATATAATAACAATGGTTCATATATGATGAACAACGCATCTACCTATTGGGGTATGATGAGTAACGTATCTACAAATGACTGGAGATTAGGATATGGTGGAGGTAACTCTATTGTTGGTTGGAACTTAAGATGGGATAATGGAAGTACGGCTTGGGCACAAAACTTCCAAGCTAATATAATGTATGATGCACAAAATACAGGATATTTTGTAGACCCTAATGGACGTTCTCGTTTATCATCAATGGATTATGGCAATGGTTCATACTATTTAGCAGGTGGTGATTGGGGTTATCGTCATAACACTCCATATGGTTGGATTCAATTTGGACCAGCTAACTCTGGACATGCTCACATTTATACTGATAGAGGTAACTTCTACTTTAATGTGTATGAGATGTATTTGAACGGATATAGAGTTCCAATGTATGGATATAATGTTGGTGGAAGTTTATACGCAAATGTGTACTATGATTCTGACAATACTGGATACTATATGGACCCAACTTCAGATTCAAACTGGAATGGTTTAACATTATATGGTAAAAATAGAATTGGATTAGCGGCAAAAGAAAATTATAGAAGAAGTGATTATACAGGAGATAGTAACCACTGGACAGGTGCAAGAGGATGGGGTACGACTTCATTCAATGACCAAATGAACTGGGGTTCTGGTTGGGGTGATAGCTGGGGTAGTATTGGACAATCTCCTGGGGATACTTCTCACTATTTAACGGCACAAGTATATCACTATTCTTATTCTGGATATGGATATGGATGGCAGTTGACGGGTGGTGTTACCGATTCATTGTGGTGGAGACATAGCTGGCCATACCCTGGTGGTTGGTTTAAAATTGCTATGTATGATAATAATGCATCCGCAGGTGGTGCATTATGGGCAGGTATATTCTACGATTCAAATGATAGTTCATTCTACTTCAATGGAAATGGTACGACTAGATGGCAGGGTACTGATGATTACTCTAAAATGAGAATTGGTTTAACTGCAAAAGGTAACTTTAGAAGAAATGATTATACTGGAGATTCTAACTATTGGGTAGGTTCAATGGGATGGGGTACAACTGACCTTATTTCAGTATTTACTTGGGGTAGTGGGTTCTTTGATACTTGGAGTAACCCCGCTAACCAACCTGCAGGTACATCTCACTGGACTGGAGTTCAAGCACTTCACTATGTGAGTGGATATAATAGTGGATATGGATGGCAATTAGTTGGTGGACCTATTAATGGTGCATGGTGGACTTCTTATTGGAGTGGAAAACGTCCTTGGTATAAGTTGGCAATGTATAGTTTGAATGAATACTCAAGTGATTTTTGGGCATCAATTTATTACGATTCCAATGATAGTGGATATTATATGGACCCTAACTCAACCTCCCAAGCCGCAATGCGAATTAGAGGTGGTATGTTTATGGGACCTAATCCAACGTGGGGTGCTTATTTTAGAGTGGGTTCTGATAATAGACCTGATGGATACGCATCTGTTACTGCGACAAATGGTAACTTACACTTAGATTGTCAAAATGGATATGAAACTTATATCAATCACTATAATGGAAATAGAACGTATCTTTATGAAATAAGAACAAACTTTATTTACGATAGAGATAATACTGGATATTATTTAGACCCGAATGGAGATTCTCAATTTAACCAAGTATATGCAAATGGATGGTTTAGACCTCAAGGTGCAGTTGGTGTATATTGGCAATCTTATGGTAGAGGTATATGGGCTCCTGATAACTCTGGTTCTCCATATGGTAACGTAGCAACTTATGGTGGTGGTAGAAACGGATGGTATGGATATGCGATAGATAGTACACACTGTTTGATGACTACAACAGGTGATAACTTTGGATTACATGATAACCGATATAGTTGGATTTGGTATTGGGATGGTGGGGCATTTAATGTGTATAGAGGATATTCATATTTCAACCAATCAGCACGTTCTCCTTTATTCTATGATAGTGATAATACTGGATTTTATTTCAATACTGATTCTAGAATATCTTATTTAAGTAATACAAATGGCGGATTCTCCGAAGATGGTGGACAGTTTATGTTTAACTCAACTAGAGGATATTATAATCACTATACAAACTCACCACCATTACAATGCTTCTCATATGGTAATAATGCAGCATTTATGTCTTTCCATAAAAGTTCGCATTATGCTATAAATATGGGATTGGATGGTGATACTGTTTTCCGTATGGGTGGCTGGTCTGCACAAGCATGGTTTTCTCAATATGATATGAGTGGTAACTATTATATTAGAGGTGGTATATACCAATACTATTCAGATGAAAGATTGAAAAATATTTTGGGAAGAATACCAAATGCATTAGAAAAAATTTCACAAATAGATGGTTTCTATTATAAAAGTAATGAATTAGCATTTACAGCAGCTGGATATGATGATAATTATAAACTTCAAGTAGGTTTATCGGCTCAGCAAGTTCAGAAAGTTTTACCTGAAATTGTTTCAATAGCTGGATTTGATACTCATTTTCCTGATCCTGATGACCACTCAATTATAACTTCAAAATCTGGAGAAAA